AAATGTGTATCCTGAACCTGATGATGTAACAGTAACAGAAGTTACAGCTCCACCTGATACAGTCACAGAACAAACACCTCCAGTACCATCTCCTCTAATTGATATTCCTGTAAAGGTATCATCTACTGAACTACCAGAACCTGCAGATTTTATTTTAATTAAATCTATGGCTCCATCAACTGCTGCAGATATTACTGTTGATTGTCCAGAAGCAGCATTTGAATTTTTAGTTACAGGCATAAAATCTGTAGATAAAAAATTAGTTTGTTCTGAAGCAGATAATGTATACATATATTTCCATTTATAACCATCAGCAGTAGTTAATATCACTGTAGATGTACCTGTTGGTTCTACTGTAGAAGCGGCGCCACCATTGTTATCAATACATTTATACACATTTCTTGCAGTTGTTAAAACGTAAAATGTTGCGTCATATAAAGTTGTTGCTGAACTATCAGAAGTGATTGTTGTAGATGTTGAACCTGTTTCAATTTCGCCATAATCATGTCTATAGTAATCGTAAACGGTTCCTGTAATCCAGTTTCTTCTAGGAACTACAAATGCAACATCTGATCCAGTAATTCTTTTTGCTGCTATCATATCATCATAGAAAGATGATTGAGTAATTGGAGTATCTGAAGGTGTAATAGGTGATGTATCAGAACCTTGATATTCTGTTCTTCCATCTGCTCTGGTAGGCGTAGTAAATGGTGTATTTCCTCCTATACCTAAGTAATATACATCATTTGAAGATTCTGTGAAAGATTCTTCTAATTGTTGTGCATTGTGGATTCTAAATTTATTTGTTATAATCGCTGGCATTTTTATTATTCCCTATTCATATTTATACAAGTTTTCATAGTCTATTCTGGTGGATTATCTATTACTGTTCCACCATCTGCTATCCATTCTTGGATTTCTTGGTAATCTGTGTTTGCTTCGTTATTTGGTACAAATGATATTTTACCATCATTATAAGTAACTTTATAATTTGTAAAATTATCTTCCCAATTATATATTTTTTCTACTGTATTAATCATAGTTCTGCTGTTGCCTCAAAGTGAACATCAATAGAACCAGCATTAGCTGTTCCTGTTGAATTTATGCCAAACATTTTATCGCCAATACCTTCAGCTGTACAATTTTGATTATCTGTTCTTGCAACTCCACCATTAAGTCTAGCACAAACTCCAGAATTACCAGCTTTATCATAAAGAGTTAAAGTAGGTGTTGTTCTCATTTGTACCAGTAATTCGACAGAATCATAAATATAACCAGTTGTTAATCCACCTGCACTACCACCAGATGTTTTAATTCCATTAGTAGTATTTGTTCCAGGTGCTGTAGCATAAGCATAACTTTTTTGATAATACCTCTGACATCTCTGTAAATTCACATCAACAGGCAAGAACTCAAAATCAGATGCAGTTGTTCCAGCTTCTAGTTGTACTCCTGTAATGTACCATTCGTTATCTGTGCTGTCTGAAAGATTGACTTGACCAACTGCTCTGTCTGCTGTTGATGGTGCTCCCCAAGAAGTGTTTAAGGTACTACCACCAGAAAAAGTAGAACCAGCAGCTAACCAAAACATTAAATCTAAACTTCTTGCATTATCATTACCAAATGCACCAGTAGTATCTCCATCATAAGTTAAAGTTTTCTTTTCCCAAGTATCAGCAGAAGATATTGTATAAGATTTTGATATTTTTCTTGTGTTATCTTTATCTTCTAACTCAACAATATAAGTTCCAGTTTTATTTGATTTTGTCCAAAAAGATAAAGTTAAACTTTTAGCATTAGAAGTTCCTTTTTTAAGGTATTGTAAGTTTTGACCTTCAAATTTTGATTGAAGCCTCATGTTATCTCCAGCTGCCAATGAAGCATCAGCAGTTGTGCAATCAAATTTCATTGAATTAGCAAAACCTTGACCACTTGGTACATCAGTTGATTGAGAGATTGTATATGTTCCAGCAGTAGTTAAAATAGTATTCCATCTATCGACTGTAGTATATCCACCAGCAGTATTTCCAGTAACAGAAGTTGCTCTTTGAGCAATACTCATATCACCATTGATGATGATGTTTTTAAAGTTAATACCCGTAGATACAGTTTTTCCTGGACCTATTGAATTAGCAAAATCTCTTGTTACACTTCCCATTTTTTATCCTATATTGGTAAATACCTAAATGTTATTTCTGCCGAAACGGCAGGTGCTGTGTTAAATGTTAATGTTGTTCCTGAAATCGTATAGTCGTCTGTAGGAACTAAACAAATACCATTTACAAATACTAAAATATCATCTTCAGCTCTACCACTATTTATCGTAAATGCTGTAGTTGAACCGTCACCAGTTGCTGTACCTTTTGAGTATGTTAATGAGGCACTTGCTTGAGTTAAAGTTAAAGTGTTACCTGAAACTGAAGTTGTTAAACCTCCAGCACCTGTAACAATTAAAGTTTCACCCAAACTAACAGCATCTTCAGTAGAACTGTCATCTCTAATTGTAATAGATGAATTTGCTAAATTAGCATTTGTAATCGCAGCTGTGCCAGATAAATTTGTATTTGTTAAACCTGTTATTGTGTTATTAGCAGTATCTATTGTTTTGTTTTGTAAAACTTGTGAACCAGTTAAAGTAACTACTGTATTGTCAATATCTAATGTTACAGTATTATCAGTAACAACAGCATCTATTCCCGTTCCTCCAGAAAAAGTTAATATTTCCCCACTAGTTATGGATGAAGTAGTTGAACTATCATCTCTTACAACAAATGAGAATGTATTAAAATCCGATACTATAAATTTACTAACAGAACTATCATATATTAAACCTTTTCCGTCGCTTACACCTGTAGTATCAAATAATATTGATGATCCATTACCTAACGCAGAATATACCTCATCAAAGTTATCATTTATTTTTCCGCTAGCAGTTCTTAAATCATCACCAGTTCCATCATTTGCAACTGTACCACGATTTATTAATTGTTTTGTCATATGTTATCTCTTTTTCTTATATTTATACATCACGGTGTATCATTGTCAAAAGTTAACTGATCACTATCAAACGTATATAATTGACTATCATTGTCAAATGAAATATTATCTGTACTTATAATTGTTGGAAAAGCAAAATTTGTTTTAATTTTTTGACCTTCTTCATTAGATGTCAATAAAAATATTGCATTTGTTCCATCTAAACTGGTTTTTGTTCCAAAAACTTTTATTCTATTCAATGTGTCAAATGTAATACCTGAATTTGTACTGGTTCCATACATAGTATTTGCGAATTTATTAATTGATCCATATTTTGGACCAGCGTATGCAAAACCATTTTTTACAAAAGTACTGTCTATAATTCTACGCATTCTTGTTAAATACGAGATTTGTACAGGCTCTCTACTTAATGTAATATCTCTAGTATTATTAGTAAAGTGTTCTGTTGTACTTGTATCTAAATCAAACGGTAAAGCTGTGTGTGGATTTGATCTTTGAGATGTACCATCGTCAATCGTTCCCAATCTTCGTCCGACAATATTACCAAATAATAATTTTAGTAATCCTAGTAAAGGAGATTCGGAAGATCCTGATAATATACCCTCCACAGGAGATTTTATTTTTACATTTAATCTATTTTCTAAACCAACCTGAGCTGCAAAGTAAAAACCACTTGTATGTAAAGTTTTTTTAAAACTGTCTCTCCATTGATTAATTGTTCTACCTACTTTAATTACATATGAAAAGTCCTGATAATAAAGGCTATCTTGTATCTTCATTGCGTTTTCGGAAATCCAACCATCTTCATTAATAAATCTTCCTGTTGTTTGTAAAATAGATCCAACACTGCATGTTGCAGTTCCAAAATCATTTTTTGCAACTTTTGCTGTTTGACCTGAAGAATTACCTGTGATTGTAGTGTTTTCTAAAAATTGACCTGTAGAGTTTGTTACTTTTAATATTCCTAATGTACTATTATAAGACGATACAGTAGCAGTAATTAATGTAGAAGAAGCATCTAGTCCTGAAATAGTTTCGCCTATCGAAAAATTTGAAGATAAGTTTTTTATTAAAATATAATTAGGTAATGTTAATACAGGAGGAGTAGGAGATTGTTGATATTCAGAACCAGGTTCGATAACTTTAATTTGTAAGACTCTTCCTATTTCATTTCCGTATGCTCTTATAACTGCATTTGTTCCTGATGTACTTAAAACTGATACTGACGGAAAAGATTTATAATTAGAACCAGAGTTTATAATTCTAATATCTGTTATATCACCTAAACCTGTACCACTTTCTTGTACAATCTTATTTCCTGTATAAGAATCTCCTCTAGTTGTTTCATCTTCTAAAACAATATGATCTTCTGTAGTAGATATAGATGTTTCAAGTGTTAATCCGCCGTTGACAACTGATACTTTTGCTGTAGCATTTCCACCATCTGTATTTGAATTATCAAACTGTATATTGTCTCCTATTTCATAACCAGAACCCGGATTATCAATAATAAAATCAGAAATACCTGATCGCCCTACAGCATCGATTTGTAATAAAGCTCCTACACCACCAGAATTTAATTCAATATTATCACCTTCGTTATACATTGTACCATCATTAACTATAGATACTTCTGTAGGTATGCCTGTCACATTTGATTTTATAAAAAAATCATCACTATTTGTAGACGTTCCTATTACTTCTTCACTTACAATAAATGTACCTAAAATTGTGTCTTTATTTAATATAAACTCCGTAACTTCATTTGTACCAATTTGAAATTTATAAACATTTTCTACAATAGCCGTTGCTTTGGATGTTTGACCTGTTATTTTTCTGCCTACTAAATCAGATGTGTCTCCTATATTAGATATTACCCTTAATACATTTGACGTATCCCAATTACCATCAGATGCTCTTAAAATATTTTCTCTAGGATAAATTGTTTCAGATTCTACACCAAACAATAATCTAAAAAATAATTCGTGTCCTCTATTTGTACCTTTTGCTTTATACAATGATTTAACATTTTTAATAAGTTTTCTTTTATCAACACCATTACTTAATGTTTCAGGTAATGTATTTAAAAACTCATTTCTAAATTTTGTAAGAAAGTTAGAGATAACTTTATCAGGATCTCTAAAATTTAATAAGTCTTGTATATTCGTTACAGGATTAGGTTTGTAATTATTGATAATCGCTGTTGCATTTGAACTAGCGCCAACCACTTCTTCACCATCTATAAACTTATCTTGCGCTGAAATAAAAAGTCTATTATTATCTAAATCTTCAGCGAGTACAGTTGCAGCTGCATTTGAAGTTTGACCAGTGATTGTTTCACCTCTAGTGAACTTACCGTAAGTAGAACTTTCTAAAAGTATTTTATCACCTGCATCTAATTGTGTTCTATCTGTATCCAAACGTGAACCATCCAAAATTAGTTCATTGTTTTGAGCAGTTTCAGTTTCTAATAAAATACCATCTGTAGTTTGTACAGAAGTTACCCCTAACTCCGCTGATTCCATAAACGTATAATATGTTCTAATGAACTCTAAAAATTTAGGGTGCTGTTCTAATACGAACTCTGGAACCTGTTGATTAACCAGGTTAGATATTTTATCTGTGAACTTTGCCATTAGTAATTAGATGTTGTTGTGTATCCTACACCAGCATCAGCAGAACCTCCAACAAAGGTATCTGCCTCTACTGTGATTGTTGAATTTGCTGTATCAATATCTATAATCTGATCTCTTACTGGAACAATGTCATAAGATGCTGGTTCTACTGTCACTTCGATAACAGTTGATGAAGCGCCTCTTATATTTTCTACTGACGCAACTGTCAATGAGTTAATTGTAATTTGACCTGTAGTATAATTTACCGTTCCTTGAGTAGTATTGACATATGTTCTTACTGAACCTACAAAATAATATCTTCTAATATTTCCATTTCCATCATCATCAAGGAAGTAAACATTATTATCATTTGGTACTTTGAAACCAGATGTTGTGATTACACCACCTGTACCTGATTTGTGTCCAGCGTGTGGATTGTAAATACCATTTCTAAAATAAATGTCATATCTTGTTGATGAACTTAAAGTTGGTGTAAATGTTTTTCTAATTAACAAACTTGTTACGTTTGATAAGACACTTGTATCTGTGTCATCAATTAAACCTGTAACTTTTGAATGTCTAAACACTCCATCAAATTTTTGAAGTGTATTTGTATTGTAATTTGAAATCGCTGTTGTAATTTCTGATTTTAATGTTTCAGCAGTTTTTGTTGTTGCTCTCTCATCATACTTAACTGTTGAAGTTAATATAATAGAAGTTGTTTCTGGATCAACAATTTGTGGTCTAACAGAAGCAACATTGAATTTTTGTAATTGTGTTATAATACTTTCTTTTGTGGTATCTGTCAAAGTAGAACCTGACGCTGCTTTAATCGCAATCTTTACTACACCATAAACTGGCGTTTCATCATCTTCACCACCCCATGCTGAAACTGATTGTGCGTTTGGATATAATTCTTGTACAAGTGTTTCATAATCACTTGTTGTAACTGCTCTATCTTGTCTTGCATATTGTAAAGGTGCGTTATATCTTATTGACTCTTTTGATTGAGCCTCTGCGCCACCTTGAGCACTTGAAACTGTTGTTATTGTAACATCTGTAAAACCACCTACACTTCCTGATAATGTAAATGTTGAAGCACCATTTGCTTCAGCTTTGTTTGTAACAATATATTCTAATATAACAATATTACCATCTGATAAAGATTGACCAACTACACCATCTCCAAAATAAACTTCAAACTTTCCATCTTCACCTTCTTGTAAGAAATAAACTTTTGATGTATCATCTAAAGAAGTGAAACCAGATGCTTTTGTCCAGGTCGCTACTGTTGTATCAGAAACTGAATTTTGTACTTGAACTTTTAATGTTGATGTGTCAGCATTTACACTTGGAATAATAAATCTTTGATCCGGATCAGAACTATCTACTGTATACTTAAATGTAACTAAAGTACCTTCGTAAACTGGTATGCTTGAAAATCTGTAAACACCTGAACTTGGTGTAATTGTGTGAGCAGCATTTGTAACAAACTGATAAGATGTTCCATCTACTGAAGTTGTAAAAGTTGTTCCTTTCGCCATAGTGATAGAAGTACCACTTGCGTTGTTTACTAAAATGTCTATTGATGCTGTCGGTGCTTTAGGTGATGTTGGCGTGTAACCTAACATCTTTGCTAATGACACAATATTTTTTCTAATGTCAGCACTATCAAGGTACATTTCATTTGCCAACATATTGGCATTGAAACCTAGGTAATGTGTATTGTAAGCAAGAACATCTAAAAGAACAGCAAAACCAGAACCTTCAAAATCGTAATCTTGGAACTCTGATTGATTTTGTAAAAATGTTTTTAGATTACTTTTTATATTATCAAAATCTAATTCTGAAACTTCTAATTTATTACTTGCCATCTTATCTTAATCTTTCTAAAAATGTTTCTACTGTAATTGGATTAGTAACACCAACTACATAAAAACTGATTTGAACTGCATATCTATTTCTATCAATATCCGGTCTTGCTAAAATCTGTACTAGTTTAATTCTTGGTTCAAAGTTATTTAAAACTTCTTCTATCTTTCTTTGTAGATTAAGAGCAGTCAATGGTGTAACTGGTTCAAATAATAGTGCTCTTACATTACCACCAATCTCTGGATGGAACGGTCTTTCAAAGTGATTAGTTTGAATTAAGTTTCTAACACTTCTTTTAACTGCCTCAACGTCAGTCAATTTATTTACATCATTTGTTACAGTGTTTCTACCAAAGTCTAAATCTAAATCTTTGTAGATTCGATTTGCTCTTTTACTATTGTTAGATACTTTTTCTACACTATAACTAGGCATAACAATATTTATACACTAACCTGCAAAGATATTTGAAGAACCACTAGTCATTGCGCCACTATCAGCACTATCACCTATTCTTGCCACAAATGCGCCGGCAATACGTACAGTTGATGAACCAGCATTAACATTTGCTACGTGAGGTGCACATGGTGGCGC